TGCTTCTGAGTTTACGAAATTGAAACCTGTATTGGCTTCACCTTCCGCAATGAATACAGGGCTTACACCTGTACCCGTGTTAGAAATGCCCACATGGTTTACAGCACTTGCCGTAACAGTAAATTCGAGCATTTCGTTACCACTGGAATCAACGATAGCGTCGCCGCTCTCGACCTCTAGGTCTCCAACGAAGTTACCACTTGAGTCAATAAGCTCATTGCCATCAGGGTCTACCATCCTTCCAACGATTTTGAGTCTTTTATTAGCCATAAAAAAATGTTGTTAAGGATTATACGTTATAAGGTACTTTGATAAGTCTGTCTGCGTCTCTTGTGAAGACTTTGTCACCATAAAGCTGGTGCAAGATGTGGTTATCACCAACCTGTTTAGATTCTGGTCGAACAAATAGCTTTGGCGCCATTTGCATAGCCATAGATACTGCTCCAACTCTTCCGAATAGAAGGCTTGAAGTTTCAGTACCCCAAGCATCTGTACCGTCAGTGAAAGTTTCTTCACCATCAATTTTACCAAATCCAGTAACAACTGAAGCGTCTGATCCCCATGCTGCCGCTGAACATTGAGCGTTCTGAAGTTTTCTTCTATTAGCAGTTGATAGTTCAAAGTAGTCAGTACCGTCACCAGTACCTGTACCATTGATAGCTAGAACAATGTTTGCTCCTGTCGCTGCTGCTGATCCTCCGATATCAATTTCGCCTGCTGCTGCGGGTGCTGCTTTGAATGTAAATGTTACTCCGTATAAAGTGAACGTATCGTCCGCTGTTGGGTTAGTAGCCATACCTAGAGTTTGGCTTGAAGGAAGATTGTTAGATACAAGTACATTGTATCCAGCATAGTCTCCTGTGTAACCATTTTTTAGAGTTGTGTCGCCAAGGTTGAATCCGTTAGCAACTACGTTTTGTTCTAGGAGTGCAAATCTTTCAGGATCAATAAGTGCGAATGATCGTCCTGGTCCAGCGTTTTGTCTGAATAGGTTAGAAGTCGCCTCAGTAAACATGTTTAGAATGTTTGTTGAGTTGATTGTCGTGAAACCTGAAATTGAGTTTGAAGTCCCAGTGATACCTACGTTGATAACAGTCTGGTCAACTCTGTTAGCAAGCTGATGTGCAGCTTGGAAAGCTAGAGCAGATTCGTACTCTGAAGTCGCTTGTTTGACTTGTGCAGGGTCGATGTGGAAAGTCACAACTTCTCTGTTGTCCAAGTCAAGAGTGTCGCTAGCAGACACAAAATCGTCGATTGTTGCGTCCGTTTGCGCGGTGTACGACTGAGCTCGAAGGTCAGTTATAGTTGGGAAATCAATTTGATCTCCGTTTGAAACGTCAACTGGTAACTGAGTTCTTGCGAATCTCATAGATACCAACATTTTGTTTCGGAACGCTTGTACTGTTCGTACAAACTTAGTCTGATTTAGGCTTGTTGTTGTATTAGCCATAATTAGTTATTGGTTATTAATATTTTTCCCCCAATAACTCACGGGGACTAGTATCCGAACAATCCATTAGTGTCTTTCATTGCCAGCTCTACGATCTCGTCGTCTTTGAGACTTTCAATATTGTCTAATGTTTTGTTTTCGGAACCGTCTGTATAATTACCAGGCTTAGGCAAAGTCATGGCTTTACGCCTTTCTTCTGTAGCCTGCTCCAGTACGTCTGGAACATTGGCAATTCTTACAGCTTTTTCAAGAGCGTCGCTGCGCTGTAACCCTTTTTCAACTAAATCGTTAAATTCAGATTGAATAGTGATCTTTTGCTCATCGGATAGCTTTCGTGCAGTTAGAGCGGCGTGCATACTTTCATACGCTTGCTGTTCATTCTGTATCTTCAGCTTTTCTTCGAGCTTTGCGTCAACTAACGCTTCTAAATCCTCAGAGGACTTAGGTAATGCTTTTTTAAGATCGTCTTGCAACCAACCAGGCGCTTCGCCTAAATCAGCCTTTCCAGCGATAATTTTCGCTTTCCATGCTGATAGTTGATCTGCACGAGCTTCGTCAGCAGTGCGTTTGGACTCTTGGTCCGTGCTTTCTTCACTTTCAGAAGTGGCCTTCGGCTCAGCTTCTTCAGTGGTACTTGCGGCGTCTTCCTCGCCTTCAGCGACTTCTGTGGCTGCGAACAGCTCAGTAGAGTCGTGGTTTGAATCTGACATTGTTGTGAGTGTTAAAGAACAATGTGGAGATAAACTCCATTCTGCGTTAAAGAACAGGGGGGTGTGCTCTAACGCAGAGCGGAATCGACCTCTATTTCAAAGAACTGTCTAACCTTTCAATCTCTCTCTCCTGATAACAACTGTGGAAGAAATTACCTACGTCGGCCACTCCTTTCTGATAAGCAGCTAACTCAGTAGGTGTATAAGTATTACTCGTTACAAACTCGTGTAGTAGGTAAGCGGAGGCCACCATGAGATCCTCACCGTTAACATTCCAGAACTGGTGGAACTTAGCCACGGTAGGTTTGTCCCCAAGTATACCAACGCAGTAGCTTCTACCCTCTTTAGGATTTCGTAAATACTTCGTCAGGTATTTGAAATGTTTTATCATATAGCTGGTTGCTCTTGTAATCTACCTTTATTAACTAATTGGCGTTCAGTTTCTGCTGCTGCTGGAGCTTCTAAACTTTCGTCCACCCCCCCTGGCACTCCTTGAGCTGGACCCGCTGCCTGTTGAGCTTGGAATCCAAAATCTTCTAAGCTTAGGTCCCTATCGTTAATACTTGCGAATTGTTGAAGTAGCTTAAAGAACGCTGGCGATCCTGGTGGAGTAGCCTGCAAAGTCCTAACTATCTGGGCCTGTTGAAGTACATTACTAGGAATAGCGCCAGTACGAGCGTTAATTCTAACAAAGTATTCATTATCTTTTAATTCTTTAGCGATTAAACCAAATGGAACTGGTGGAACGTCTATCTCACCCCCTGCTTCTGTTTCAAGTTTCACGGTAGTTTGGATAGGAGTCTTACTGCTTGGCCTGACAAACGATTTGATAAAGTCCATAGTGATCTCTACGGCGAATTTACTTTCAGAAGCGTTGTACTCCATCATTTGTTTTACAAATGCACTTTGGCTCTCCTCTTCTGCTAGTACCTGAGTAGCCGTTACGTTGCCCCTGTCTAATTCGTCTAGGTTGATCCCTAGTCTGTTTAATTCACGGGTTAATTGCTCCCACATAGCTTGCCACTCTTGGAATAATCCTTGAGTGAGTAAAGTTTGTGAGCCAACTTGTGAAGCCCCTGGGTTGTTTGGATCGTATTCGACCGTAACAAACGCTTGCTGCCCTGCCGCTCTTTGCTTCTGAGCTAGTCCTAGCTTCTTGAAGAACTTAGCCTGCTCACCCTCTGGCATATTAACTAGCTGAATAGGATAAGTGTTTTCTGCTATATGTCCAACGGCTAGATTCATTAACTGCTGCGATAGTTTCGCTAGATCGTAGATCATTGAACCTACCCCGTGATTATAAAACCCCTCACTAGAAGGCTGGCAGAAGAAATGTAAAACTGGAATGTAAGGTTTACCCTTCATAATGAACGGATACTCGTCGCCCTTCTTCTCTTCAAGTAATGTGCAATGGCTCCCTGCGAAAACAGCGTAAGCCTTGTTAGCTATGTCAAAATAATGAGCCACCTCGATAACTGCGTCTTCTGTAGCCTCTGTCTCCTGATCGTTGTCCCTAAATAGGTAATCGTCTACGCCCATATTAGCTCTTGGGATTTGCCCCACACCAGCTTTCTTTTTCGCCTTCGGATACAACTGGAGAAACTCAGCCCATGAATAACTGAAGATAACAACCATTTTGCTCACCGAGCGTCCTTGCCCTCTCATAACTGTGCCAAACGGATCAATCCAAACATTAGTGTTATCCACTGGCATAAACTCAATCGGCATTACGTCCTTGCCTTTCTCAGTTGCACCTAGAAGTATAAAAGCGTCGCCAAATAAAACCTGATTAAAGAACGCTCCCTGCTTATCCCTTAAACTGCCGATATAGCCACCTTGATCTAATACTGTAGACACACCTGCGGTCACTAACTTCTCAACCTGTGGTGGCCTATTAGATCCATGAATCGTGAAATCTAAAGGTTTCATTCTTGAGATAATTCTCCAGATAGCCTGTTGAAGCATTTTGGAGTTTATCTTTCTTGGACCGTTAGGCTCGTGTATCTCGAACCCAGCCTCAAACAAATCTTGTATCGACCTATTGTCTATGTCTTTCTGTACTTTCGCATTGTTAAAACGATCAATCACTTTTAAAGCAGTGATAACGGTTTTATTCTCCTTGTCGTCTCGTACATTCGTATTAACTTTAGGGTCGAGGGTTTCTAGCTCCGTCATATCAATTAGCTAAATTATAATCCCCCCAAACTAGAGTAATTATAACACAAATTTAGCTGTTCAACAATTTAATATCCTATTGCGCCCCCCAGCTTATCTATGATCTGATCGTCAGATTCGTTCAGGCTAATGTCTAAAGCGGACCCCAATTCAGTGTTGCAGGCCTCGTGAACAGTAATGTCGTAATTGTCTGCCGTGACGTTTGGTTGCGTCGAGGCGAATATATCTTCCATTATAAACTGGTTAAATAACTTCCTACTACATTGTTTAGTTCCCGCTCCTTAGCCTTTATATCCCGCCCTGGCTGGATCTCAAACAAGTAATCTTCAACCGCCTTTTCAACTGGCACATGCTTCTTAGGCTTCTTGAATCCTGTTAGCCCATAACGTATAGCGTCCATAGGATCACTGAAATCATGTTCTGGCACGTTTAAGATTCTGCCCTCTTTGTCCACCTTCCATAAATAGTTTCGATAACACCTGATAGTGTTTATGCTTCTTTTCGTTACGCTGATCTTTTGATCTTGAACAAAGCTAATCCCTTGGCTCACGCTCCCCTGTCCTTTC